TTCGAATAAAAGAGTAACTAAACCATCTCTAGTATCAATTTTGTCACCATTTTTTAATTCATAGTCTTTCGTTGCTTTACTACCATTAACATAAACTTCACCGTTGATTTTTTGGATAATGCCTTCAGAGAAGGCTAGATTAGATATTAAGAATATAAATGATGCTTCATCTAGAGAAATCACTCGTAAGTTTGGGAAAAATGAAGATTTTGTAGAAATACACATATACGATCTTAATGATAAGTTACTCCAATCAGTAAACAATTTCACAAAATATACATTACCCCCAAACTCTGAGGGGGGTACTTTAGTAAGTGAGATAAATATAGAATTTGCAGCTGTCTTAAGATCTTTAGGATACCGTTCAGGTGCCTATAAGATCCATGTTAATATCCAACGAAGAAAAATATTCACACAAAGGAGAAAGGCTTTTACAATTAAAAGCATTTCACCTTCTAGAACCGAGTTAAGGTTAGAAACTAATAACCCTAATTTAGATTTAAGTACTAATGCTAGAGAATTTATAAATTTAATAAATGGGTCTCCTCTTTTTAGAGATTTTAATTTAAATTTTGGTGAAAATATTAACTTATTAGGTGTTAATTTAGATATAGACACATCCAACCCTGACAAATATGCTTTATTAGTTAAAACATTAAAACCCCTATCTCAAAATATAACTAAGGGAGACAAGCTTAACATTACAGAAGAAATAATAGAACCTGTAATAACTACTTATGATTTAGGAATCCCTACATTAATAGAACCTACACAAACATTAAGTGGTCCAAATTTTAAAATAGATGTAAGGCTAAATGATACCATTCCAACGGCTCTTAAGTCCTATGATGATATATTAAGAACAGACACAACCTCCTCTTACCAAAAACTACTAAGTAAATTAGAGGGATATGAAGTTCCTGAAATAGATTATGGTTATATAAGACCAACAGAATCATCATCCATAGAGGCAGGTGAAAATGCCCCTTCCCATTTTGAAAATTTTGTTCATTTTGGTAGTGCAACAGAAAGACTAAAAAACTTTGAATATAAGTTAAATTTATTAGAACTTTATAAAACACAATTATCCAACATAGGTACAATAACAGGACCAACTTCACAATCAGCAGTGGTTTTAACAGCTACCTCTTCAATATCAAATAAAACAGATAAATTAATACAAGATTTTGATGGTTATGAACGGTTTTTATATTTCGAATCAGGCGCATACTCTTGGCCTAAAACGAATACCAAAGAACCATACACTCAAGCACACAC